ACCGGCCGACGAAACGCCCTTCCAGACGTTGGTGTTGACCGTCACCTGCTTGGCCAAGGTCAGGAACGGGTTCCCCGAACCCTGCGCGGTCAGGATGATCGACGGGTCGATGAACACCGGAATGCCGAAGCCGCCGGCGGTGGTGACGCCTTCGGACATGGCGCGGTATTCGTTGAACGCCAGCACCGCCCGGGTTTCCTCGGCGGTGAGGATGGGATGCGGGTCGGTGACCAGCTTCTGCCACGCGGTGCGGTAGTCCTCATTCTCGGTGACCAGCACCCGGCGGGCGATGTCCGTGTCGGTGCGGATCTGCCGCTCGACGTGGTCCTTCTGGTCCGAGCTGAGGCTCGCCGACGCGTTGCGGTCGTCGAGGACCCGCAGCGCCTTGTCGCGGGCCTCGCCGGTGTTGAGCCGGCGCACGTCGCCGAACGGGTCGTCGGGACGGCCGGCGTTGAACATGGCCGCCTCGACCGCCTTGGGTCGGCGCCGGAACACCTCCTGGATGGCGCGGTGCTCGTCGATGCGCTTGACCAGCTTGTCGCGCAGGGCGAGGCCGTAGTCGAACGCCTTCTTCTCGTCGGGGGTCTGCTCGCGGATCTCGCCCTCGTCGTTCTGGTACAGGGTGCGCAGGTGCGCGTCCAGGATCTCCAGGAACGTGGAGAGCTCTTCGGGGGTCTTGCCGCGCAGCTCTTCGGGGGTGGCGTCGCCCATCTCGGTGACGTCCTTGCCGCGGAGCTCGGGCAGGATTTCAGTGTCGGGCATTGTTCTTCTCTCTCAGCCAGATCAACGTGTCGTACGGGACTTTTGGTCCGGCGCCGTTTCCTGGCTCCGCGACCGGTTCACCGCCACCCGAGCTCCGCGCTCCTGGTCGCCCGGTGAAGTCTGCGATGAGGTGGCGACCTTCGTCCCAGCCAGCCTCATAGGTTTCGAGCGATTCTTCGTACGCGGCGAGCCGGAGTTCGGCTGCGAGCTCGCGAAGAAGGATTCGGTGTTCGTCCGGGTCGAGTTGGGCCAGCAGCGACCGCACGCCCACCGAGGTGGTGTCGTAGGCGGGGTGCACGACCGGGCCCAGCTCGTACACGTCGGCGTCGCGGATCTCCCGCTGCCCGCCGTCCCTGGTCCACTTGTCGCCACCTTCGGGCACCGAGAAGCGGAACGACATGCCGCGGATGGCCTCGCCTTCGATGGCCTGCCGCACCGGTTCGACCACGTCGTTGTCGAACAGCCGGGCCCGCACGTAGAGACCCTGCTGGTCCTCCCGCAATTCCTGGATGGCGGCGATCGGAACATGCCCGACCCGGGGATCCTTGCCGTGCTCGAATTGCATCACTGGCGTGCGTTCGGCTAGCGAGCGGGTGAACGCACCGGGGGCTATGACTTCGTCGAAGTCGCCCTTCAGGTCGCGGATGCGGGCCGGCTTGCCGAACACCGCGGCGTAGCCCTCGAGGGTGCGGCCGTCGTCGACGCCGCGGGTTTCGAAGTCGAACGACCGGACGTAGAAGCTGTCGGCCGGCATGCTGCGGCCGCCGCCGAAGTCGATGCCGTACTTCTTGCCCGCAGCCTTGATCTTCGCCTTGATCCGGGCCAGCTGCTCCGAGCTGTACTTCGCCGCATTCTTCGGCATGTTGATGTAGCTCCACGCCGCGCGGCAGTGCGCCTCCGTATCGAGTGGATACCGGGCCTTGCCGTCGGCCTGGTAGCCGGGGTCGGCGTACGTCACCTTCGACTTGGGCCCGTACGGAGTCTTCGAATCAGCCACCGCGAGCCTCCTAGCTTTTCTTCTCGCCGGGCCACCGGCCCAGGACCTCGTGATGCCACTGCGCGGCCATCCGCTTGGCTCGCTCCGGGCCAACGAATTTGACCAGGTGGTGGTAGAGGGTGGTCCACGGATGTGGGCTCCCAGCCCATTTGGCGAGGCCTTTGCCCTTGGTCCAGTAGTGGTGCAGCTGCTCGTCGTTCTTGGCCCGCTCGAGCAACTCATCGTCGAGCTCGGCATCGTCGCCGGTCACGGGTGCGGCTTCCACGTCGTACGGCGGATAGTTCGGCCGGGGTGGTTCCTTCATGATCCGGTCAATGGCCTTCAGCTCGCGCTCGCGTTCGCGGTCGCTCTTGACGCGCCGCTCGCCCTCGTCGGAGTCATCGTCCGGCTCTTGGTCGCGGGCCGGCCCCGGCGGCAGCGCCGGAGGCGGCTTGGCGCCCGGCAGCGTGGGCGCCGGCGATTTGGCCACCAGCGTGGTGCCGGGCGGCTGCAGCTGAACGGACACCAACCCCGAATGCTTGAGGAGGTTGACGTCCTGGCCGCGGACGGCCGCCACCGCCGACTCGGGGGTGAATCCCTCCCGGACGTATCCGGCGATGGTGGACTGCTTGACCTGTTCGATGTCGGCCGCGTCCTTGGCGTCCTCACGCAGGATCGGCATGTCGGCGGTGTCGAACCACAGCTCCGCGTCGGACGGGACGTCGACGATGGTGGACAGCGCCCCGCACAGGTCCTGCAAAGTGGGGTACACCCATGAGTCGGCGAAGATGCGCCGAGCCATGCCGAAGTTGCCGGCGTTCAGGCTTGAGCCGGCCAGCCCCTCGGAGATGCCGAGCAGCGGCGCCGGCACCCGGGACAGGAACGCGATGCGGGTTTCGCCGGTGCCCTGGGTGGCCTTGAAGTCGATCTGCTGCAGATTTGAGCCCACCACGGTCGCGTCGGCGCCGGCGGTCAGGTACAGGGTGCGGTAGGCGTTGGCCACACCCGAATGCCGGTCCTCGATCATGTCGACGATCTCGTCGAACTGGGGTTTGGTCAGCCGGGTCCCGTCCGGGCTGGCGATGCCCTTGACCACCATGTTCGGGGTGGCGCCGTTCTCGAAGAACTTCAGCTTGTGCTCGGTCGCCGCCCGGTCGCCCTGAATCTCCCGCACCGCCGGGGTGATCCACGACATGCCGATGTGGGCCTGCTCCGGGTCGGGCAGCGGCGACCAGTGGGCCACATCATCCGGGAACAGCACCTCCGGCTGGTATCCGCCGTGCTGGCCCAGGTTCCAGTAGACGTAGCCGATCAGCTCGGAGTCGATCGCGCCGGCCGGGTCGTCGGGTTCCCGCTTCGACCCGGACAGGATGGCCACCCAGTCGGGGCGTAGCACCCGCACCCGGTCGCCCCTGCGGGCCGCGTACGCGTTGCCGGCCAGCCCAGCATGCCACTCCATGCGGGCCAGCAGCTCGCCGGTGGTCATGTTCGGCGCCGGCTCCTCCAGGATGGCCAGCTTGGTGGTGCCGAACGTGCGCCGCGGCGTCCGCGAGCTCGGCTTGTTGCGGAACGTGAACCGGGCCTGCGAGATGACCAGCGCCCGCACCATCTGCGCGGCGAACGCCGGCGGGCATCCGCGCACCGCCGCCGCGTAGCCAGGCAGCGTGCTGACAATCTCCGCGATACGCTGACCCACGTAGGTCTGGTTCAGTCCACCGACACCGCCGAACGGGTAGCTGTTGCCGTTGTACAGAAACTGTGACGGCAGCAGGTACTGGTCCAGCCACTGGTCGACGGCATAGCGCTTCTCGGTGCGGGCGGCCGCGATCCGTTCAAGCAGGCCCACGGTCACCCCGATTCGGTCACGAGCGTGCGGGCCAGGATGCGATCGGGGTCACCGGCGGGGGGTTGGGGCCTTGGCCTCCTGCCAGCCCACCCTCACCGCGGTGCCGCACCAGGCCAGCCCGAACCACACGCCGTGAAGCGTCTTGTACGCCACCCAGCCGACGCCGAACAGCAGCCCGGCGAGCAGGGTCAGCACCGTGCGCCAGAAGCGGACCTCGCGGGCCTCGACCGTGATCCGGTCGGTTAGCACCTCGTCGAAGAACGTCATCACAATCCCTACCGCCGGGCGGCGAAGAACGGCTGTTCCACCGGTCGGTGGACTCGTTGGGTGCAATGCCCGAACAGCGCCAGCGACGCCGCAGCAGCGGTGGTCACGTCTTTAGTCAGGTCGCGGCGGGCCCACGCCCACGAGCCGCCAACGTCCCGCTTGACCGCGTTCTTGATCGCCTCGGTCAGCACGTCCTGTCCGAGGTGGTAGACGTCCCGAGCCCGCAGATGTTCGCCAGCCACGCCGTCATAGAGCAGCTGACAGCCGGTGACGACGTCTGCCACCTTCGCCCGGTGCACCACCAGACCAGCTGCCTCCGCCTCGTCGGCCAACGCCTTGTCGTCGATGACCACCACCGACGGGTTGTGGCTCTCCAGTTCGAGCAGTCTCGGCACGACCCAGCCAGCGCCAGGCCGATAGTCGTATCCCTCGTCGCTAGATGTGATCTCGATCAGCCGGCCGCCGGGCTCTCGGGCGCCAGCCGCAGCGATCGCCGCGTAAGAGCGGTCCGGTGGGACGTACACCCCGTAGGCGGGCCGGCCAGCCAGCCTCGAGTCAGGATCCTCGTTGTCCAGCCAGGCGGCGTGTGGGATCACCTGCCACTGGGGGACCAACGTTTCGACCCGCTGGCACAGGATCTCGGTGCGGAAAATCGGCTCCGGGTCTGTGGTCAGCGCCGAAACGATCGCCTGCTCGGTAATCATGTAGCCGAGTGAGGGGTTGGCTTGGCCCCACACCTTCCGGTCCCACAGTCGGCATTGCGGCTGATGGGGGCCATCCGGCACCCGAACACAGGTACACCGCACGTCGTCCGGGGCGGACCACTCGAAATGGCCAAGAGTCGGGTCGGCGTCGGCCGGGTTCAGCGCCGCAGCACGTCCCTTGGCCTGCAGTTCGTTGAGAACCACCGACCGATCGTCGCCAGCGTTGGAGTAGGCGAACACCTGCGCGTCCGCTCGAGCCATCGTCGTCTTGGTGACCGCACCCCACGCGAGCCAGTCCAGGTGTTCGCGCAGTTCGTCGAGGTTAACGTCGTCGCCAGCCAGGCCGCGGCCACCCTTGCGGGACACCGCAGCGATCTTCCACCGGGATCCGTTGAGCAGCTTGAGCGCCTTCTTACCGTTGTTGCGGACTATCCCGCCGTCAGGCGGGACCTCGGCAGCCAACTCCGGGATGGATTCGACGATCTCGACGGCCTTGTCCCAGGACTCTTCCGAGATGTCGAGATTCTGCGCGGTCCCGATCACCAGCGGCACCTGCAGCACGAACATCTTCCACAGATTCTTGACCTCGATGATGGTCGTCTTGCCGTTCTGACGAGCAACAAGAATCAGAATGGTCCGAAACCTGAACCGGCCGTTCCGCAGCTCAAGGGAATGGATCAACAGCCAGCGCTGCCACGGGATCGGCTCGATGCCAAGAGGGTCCCGGGCGAAGTCCACCGCTGCGAATCCGCGCGATGTCGCCGGGGTTAGTGCACATCCGCAGCCGCACGGCCCGGGTGGGCCCATGACCAGGGGCGGCGTCCAGATCCTAGGAGTCGTGCTGCCCAACAGCGTCGGCGCGTAGCTGAGCAAGCCTGCCCCCGATCGGCTTATCAGCCCTCAACGCGGCCCGAGCGGCCGGTGTCCCACCCAAGTCGCGTAGGACGCCCTGCAGTTGCGGACCCAACCAGCCGACCGTCTTCGTCACGTCGCACATGGCCTCGAGCTTTTGCAGGCGCCGGTACGCGCTCAGATCCCCGACAAGCTCTCGCTGCAGGTCGGCGAACTCCTCAGCGCGATCAACAGCCTTTTCGATCTCCTCCGCCTGGCGCAGGGCGAGCGTACGCAACGCTTGGTCGGAGAGGGTGAGCCACTTCATCGAATCCACGGCGGTCTTGACCGCGTCGCGTAAGTCGGGTGGACGCTCGCGGGACGGCTGAGCGGGAACTGCAGCGAGCTTACGACGGGGGGACATCGGGCAACTACCTGGGGTACGGGGGGGTTAGGGAGAGAGATTCCTCGACTAGGGTGCGG